AGAAGCTGGCTACAATGCGTAGCAAAGAGATGAAAGCATTTGCGTCTCAACTAGAAGAGAGTTTTTATGAACGTAGTTACAGAAATAATGTCCAAACTGGACCCAAAAACAAGACAGAGGGTTCAAACAGCAATGGAGGTAGAAACTCCAAAACAAAAAACCCCAAGCATAGGGCTCAACATGGCTCTAAAGGGGGGTCTAGGTCATGGAAGACAGATCCTAATTTGGGGGAATAAGTCAGCAGGTAAATCTTCCTTTTGCCTACAAATGATTGCAGAAGCACAAAAAGAAGGAAAGACATGTGCTTGGATTGATGCTGAGGCATCATATTCAGCCGACTGGGCAACAAAGTTAGGTGTTGATTCAGAGAATCTAATATATTCTCCAGCTAAAACTATAAATGACATGGTAGATGTTGCAACACAACTTATGGAAGCGGGAGTAGACATAATTGTTGTTGACTCTATCTCCGCACTCTTACCAGCAATATACTTTGAAAAAGATAGCACTGAGCTAAAGAAATTAGAAGACACCAAGCAGATTGGTGCAGAAGCAAAGGACATGACACATGCAGTCAAGATGCTCAACTACGCAAACAAAAATACATTACTTGTTCTCATTTCACAACAAAGAAACCAATTTGGATCTATGCATGCTAGCCACATACCCACGGGAGGAATGGCAGTTAAGTTCTTCTCTTCAACAGTCGTTAAACTTTGGTCTTCGGAAGCCGAAGCTAATGCTATTAAGTCGGGTGTTAAAGTTGGTGACAAGATTATTGAACAAAGAGTTGGGCGACCAGTCAATTGGATTATTGATTACAACAAGCTCGGTCCCCCAAATTTATCGGGACAATATGATTTCTATTTCCAAGGAGAAAATTTAGGTGTTGATCAGGTAGGCGAAGTACTAGATGTTGCAGAACAGTTCGGTATTATTGAAAAGGGCGGGGCATGGTATACAGTTAATGGAGAAAGATTCCAGGGTCGTGCCAAAGCGGTCCAGTATCTTAGAGATCATGCGGATGTTGTAGATAATCTTAAGAAAGAAATCTATGACAAAGCCTAGCATAGAAGATTTTATGTTTAAAAAGAATCCAACAGGTTCTGCATATTGGACATCTATAGATGGAAATTTTGATTGTCAAGAGTGCGGAGAAAAGGTAAAAAAGGCTGCCTACCAAGAACGTACTGGTGAAATTAACTGGAAGTGTTCTAGTGGTCATTTATCAAAGGCTAAGCTGTAGTGTCAGAACGTGGAGAAATAAAGCGTGATGGTGCTTCTGCTCAAAAAAATTCTGGGCGGGGTAAATACCAAAAGGGTGATGCTAAATGGTACTCTTTTGTAGTAGATTACAAAGAAGCCAGTTCATCATTTACTTTGAATAAAGACATATGGGCTAAGATATGTACAGACACGTTTAAAGTAAATCGTAATATGCATCCGTGTCTTAAAATTATTATTGGAGAAGATTCCAAGGTCCGATTGGGAATCATTGAATGGGCCATGTTAGAAGAATTAATTACATTCTGGGAGGATAATCACAAATGAAAGAGTTAATCATGACAACTATTACTGGTATAGCAGTTGGAGGTGTGTTTAGTTTATTTAAACTTCCTATTCCAGCACCACCAGTTTTTGCTGGACTTATGGGAATTGTTGGTCTATGGATAGGCTACGCCCTTGTTTCGAGGTTTATGTGATGGATATTATGTCGTTGTTTTTGATAGGTGCAGGTATAGGGTTTATAGTTGGTTATGCAACTGGGTTGTTTATAGATAAATTAGATAAGAAAGAGAAGGCCAAGAATGCAGAACGTGCTTGAGACTATAAGTGAAGTAACTGAGTTTAATGATCTTAAAGAGTTCATGAAGGACCCAGACCTAGACTCTGCTTTAGATGCTATAATTAAGATAGTAACAAAACCAGACATTCCTCCTGCAGCAGCGTCTGTTCTGATAATTAAACTGCAGGCGATATCAGCTAAGCTATCTATCTTAGCCAGATATTACACAACAATGGAAAAAGGAGAAATTGCCAGTAAGAAGAAGAACGTTTACTATACGGTTGCCGATTCTATCGACAAACTTGTAGCGGCTCTTAAATATGGCGTTAAATAATGGCTAGAAATTTAGTAAGTAATCTTAAATTCAAAAAGTATTCAGGCACATTCGATCCAGATAAACTATCGAAGATGCTGGACGATGCATACCTAGACGGCAAGAACAACAAGAAGTTTATGAAGAAGACTACGTTTTCTCCAAGTACAGTTGGATATGGTCATGGAACATGTGCTAGATACTGGTATATTGCATTCGAAGGCACCGAATTTACAGACACATTCGACTCCTTGTCCGTAGCCAATATGTCTAATGGAACTGCAGCTCACGAAAGAATTCAGAAGTTATTTGAAAAGACTGGTACTGTAAAGCAGATAGAGCAGGAAATCCTAAAGAATCATCCGCCAATTAAAGGATACGCAGACGTAATCATAGATTGGGAATCAAAAACAGTTGTCGGTGAAATTAAGACAACTAAAGATGAAGCATTCCTATTTAGACAAAACTCTATGGAACCATCTAAGAATCACCTTCTTCAGATTTTAATTTATATGGATGTAATGGAAACAGACGAGGGATTTGTTCTATACGAGAATAAAAATAATCAGGAAATCTTAATTATTCCAGTAAAGATGACAGAAGCAAATAGACAGTTTTTAGATGAATGCTATGCGTGGATGAAGCAAGTGTATCTATCATGGGGACACAAAGAGTTGCCACAAAGACCATTTAGAAAAAATAACAAAATATGTAAGGATTGTCCAGTCATGGATACATGCTTTGGTATGGAGGATGGAGAAAAATTAATTCCAGTTCTGAAAATTTAGTATGCGCTTATGATGAGTGCAATCAGGAATTTGTTAAGGCAACACATAACCAAAAGTATTGCTCAGACGAATGCTGCAGGCTTGCCACTAATAAGCGTACCATGCAAAGATACTATGAGAGAAGAGCCATCAAGCTTGGATCTCTTAGGCACTGCGAGATTTGTAAAACTAGGTTGAGCAGATATAACTACACAAGTGTTTGCGTGTCTTGTGAAAAGTCTGACAAAGAAAAACAACGCAAAGATATATTGGACATGTTAAATGGGACTATCTGATTTAGTAAAGCCAAAGGCTCAGCGAGTAATAGGAATAGACGCATCCACCTCATCTATTGCATTCGGCATTATAGAAAATGGTAATTTGGTAAGGCATGGAAAAATTGTAATTAATGGTAATGATATTTATGAAAAGATTTATAATGCTAGAAAAAAGATCAAGGCCATGAAAAAATATTTAAAGTCAGATTATATAGTTATTGAAGGAGCAGTTTTTGTACAATCTGCCGATGTTGTTATAAAGCTATCTTATGTTTATGGGTCTATAATATCTCAATTAATGGATGACGGTACTAAGGTGGTAACCGTAATACCTACTGCGTGGCAAAACTTTATTGGAAATAAACCTTTTAAAAAAGAAGATAAAGCTAAGATTCGTGCAGAATTTCCAGGAAAATCAGATGGCTGGTACTCTACAAAAATTCGTGAAATTAGGAAACAAAAAACTATGGATTGGGTAAATAACAAATTCAATCTAAATATAGAGGATAACGATGTCGGAGATGCTATTGCTATTGCCCATTATGCCTACGAGAATGTGACTTCACGATGAAATTATATGAATCAAAAGATTGGCTATATAGAAGGTATGTAGTACAAAAAAAGACTATTGTTGAAATAGCAAAAGAAGCTGGATGTTCCCACATGACCATCCAACGTTATCTTGAAAAATATGGATTAATTAGGAGATCTAAATGAAATTAAGTAAGGTAGCAAATGTAAATGACTTTAACTCACCAGAGTTTCAGTCCATATTAAATGATTATAATTTTGCTGGTATTAAAACTTTTCCACAAGCAGATCCGTCTATTCTTAATAGAAAAACTTGGGAAATTATAATGGCTATGTATTCTTTTAAAAAACTAGGAATTATAAACGATAGTTCTGAAATTCTTGGTGTCGGTGTTGCTAAAGAAGAAACTATTTCTATGCTATCTAAAGATGTTAAGAGAGTTTTTGCAACAGACATTTATTTGGATGGTGGATCATGGCAACACTGGTACGAAAAAGAACTTTTAGTAGACGCAAGACAATACATGAGTGGAGACTATAATCATAGACGTGTAGTATGGCAGCATGTCGATGGAAGAGATATGCCTTACGAAGACAACTCATTTGATGGTGTGTTTAGTTGCAGCTCCCTAGAACATTTTGGAAATGAATTAGATATCCGTAAAGCAATTGAAGAAGTTTATCGTGTTCTAAAGCCAGGAGGGGTTGCCGCAATTTCTACAGAGTATAAAATTGAAGGCGACGGAGAAGGTTTTGCGAACGTACAATTATTTGATAGAAATAGACTAGACAGGGTATGGCTTGATGGTATAAACTGGACTTGTGTAGATTATCTAGATGAGGAATTAGATGATACTAAGTTTATCGATTTTGAAAAATCAATTCATGATCGTGAATATCAAAAAAATGCTCACCCACACATTAAACTAGATAATGGAACATACAAGTGGACAAGTGTTCACCTAACATTGGTAAAGGAATAAAATGATTATTGGACTTAGTGGATATGCTCGTTCTGGAAAAGATACGATTGCAGAGATTTTAATTATGAATTATGGATTTAAAAGACTTGCTTTTGCCGACAACATTAGAAAAGCAATTCTTAAACTTAATCCAATTCTAAGTGATGGTCATAGGGTTTCTGAAAGAGTAAAAGAGCTTGGTTGGGAGCCAACAAAAGCTATGACTGAGATGCGTAGATTACTGCAGGTGTTTGGTACAGAGGTTGGAAGAGAGATGTTCGGGGAAGATTTTTGGGTAAAGCAGGTATTTAAGCAGATCCAAGAAGAAGAGATATACAAGAACTTTGTCATTACAGATGTTAGATTTCCAAATGAGGCTAATTTTATTAAGGCTAATGGCGGGGAAATTTGGAGAATCAACCGTGGATCTAACAAGCCTATCAACGCACACATGTCAGAATCAGCATTGGACGATTATAAGTTTGATAGAATAGTATCTAATGAATCTACAATTCAAGAACTGGAGTCAGAAATATTTAATCTTATGAGAGAATATAATGCCAAAGTATGAGTATGGATGCTTGGAGTGCGAGACCACCGCAGAAGTTTTTCGTGGATTTAATGATAGGGAAGAAATTCCTGTTTGCGAAGAATGTGGAGAATCTATGAAAAGGGTTTA